TTGGGAAAGTGATGCAAGTAATATCTGGTTTCATATATCACACTAATGACATGAGCGAGTTGTATCCAGTATATTTTGATACTAATCCGAAACTTGAGGCATTGCGTAAGGTAGTTAAAGATAGAGACAACTATTTATTGTGGCACGTGTTCGATGCAGAGTTCGATATAATTAAAGAATTTGATAGTAGATGTCGATTGTCTAAGTTGCAGACTGATTCGCGTGGGTTGAATCTTCAAGAGTACGATTTCGCAGTTTATTACTCTGTGCCACTATCTGGGGGAATGTATTACCAGAGTCAGGACCGACTATATAGGTTGGGTCGAACGAAGAATGTCTTGTCGATAGTCTTAATACCTGAGGGTGACTTCGGAGATAGACTTCTACAAATGTTGGACAGAAAGTTCAAGTTGACTAAGAGTTTCATTAACGAGTTGTTGAGGACTAAAGCATGAATGTGTATGTAATAAATAGTCGCGAGGCACTAAAATACAAATTAGATTCTCCACATATTTATATCTCAATATGTGATCCAGGAGATCAACATCCGAGACTGCCTAAGAATATTGCTCGAGTGGCTACGTTGCAGTTGAAGTTTCACGACGTGGATAACAGAGGAGTGTTCCATGGTAATGCTGCTGATCAACTTGTATTTATGTCAGAGAAACAGGCTAAATGCGTGGTCGAGTTCGTTCAGAAATATAGAAAGAAAGTTAACTCTATAATATGTCAGTGTAACGTTGGTATATGCAGAAGTCCCGGCATGGCAGCGGCATTGGCTAAATGTATAAACGGTGACGACAAGGCTTATTTTAACTGTTACGCTTACGTACCTAATATGTTGGTTTACAAAAGAGTAATCGATGCCTGGTGCAAAAATGAAGTTTACAGTCTGGTATGAGAGTGTTAGATACGAAGTAGAATCAGAGATCGCTATCGAAAAGAATGACAAGAACGAAATAATTGCATTCATCGATAGAAACAAGGTATTGAGTTCCACAAAACTGAAAGAAGATAAGAATGTACACAACTGACGCCTTCGAGTTAATGTTGTTGTCCACGATAGTTAAGGACACGACAGTTTTCAACAAAGTAGTGGGTATAGCCGATTATCAGTTGTTCTCTTCTTCGCTCTCCGCAGAAATCTACGATATAATCAAAGTCTTTAACAAAGAATATGCACGTGTTCCTTCCCAAGACGAAATTCTGCACATCTACAAGCGAGATCGTACTGTAACTGACGATACCACCGTAACGCACTTTCTGAACGTAATATTTAGTCGAAATGTCGATGTCAAGTTTGTCACAGACGAGTTGACTAAGTACGTGAAACTCAAAAAACTCGAGAATCTTCACAAGACCGCATTCGAACAGTTAAAGTCTGGTCAAGACGTTGATGTATCGTCTACCGTTGCTGATATGTTTAAGATTCAGATGGAGTCTATTCAAGATAAACATATCTACGGTGTCAATATTGATGAGTCTGAGTATATGTCTCAGAAGGATTCGCTTAGAAATTATATACCAACGAACATTCACTTTCTCAACGGGATACTTAACGGTGGTCTTGCAGGGGGACAATTAGGTGTAATATTAGCGCCGCCTAACTACGGTAAGACGATGTCGTTGTTGAATTTTGCTATCTATGCGTGGTTGAAGAAGAACAACGTATTGTTCGTAACTCTCGAAATGCCAGAGTTCTCTATCGCGAAACGTATCAATATGTTGTTGTCCGGTGCGTTGGATATGTCTATTGGTATCGATACGATAAAGAAAATAAGCGCAAAAGTAGATAAGAAGTTCATGTTGTTGTACAGACCAGTCAAGTCAATTTCTGTTGATTATTTATATTCAGTATTTCATCAGGCTACAGCAGATGGTGTCAATTTCGATATAATATTCATAGACTACGCGGACTTGTTGACTACAGCATCCAAACAGAAAGAGAAACGATTTGAGTTGGCTGAGATATTTGCGTCGTTGAAGTCGTTCTCTCAGGTGTTGAATATACCAGTTTGGTCGGCTACACAATCTAACAGAGAAGGTCTTAGAGCGGACGTTGTTGATATGTCTCATATGTCTGAGTCTATTGATAAAGCGTTCATTTCAGACGTTGTACTGTCTCTATCAGAGAAAGTAGAAGCAAATAAAGTATCGAAGTTGTTTCTAACGAAACACAGAGAGGGAGTGAGCGACAAATACATCGATATTCAGGTTGACAAGAATATGTGGTTTAGTGATTCTGATCAAATAGGCGCAGTTGGGTTGGATCATGTATAAGTGTATTGACTGTACGAACTTTAAGACAAGAGTAATTACTCAAATGATGATTGACAAGCGTTTTCGCAAGGCTTCGCGTTCGATGTTGGATGAGTTGGGAATTAAACTTGGGTTTCCAATTAATGCTGTGATGTTGAGACGTTTAGATAAAGAATCAGAAATTGTTATTTATTATTGCATTAATGGTTTAATGAATAGAGAGGTTTACATTGCAACCAGTCACAATAATCTGATTAAGTTGTCCCCTAAAGATGGTTATTGTAAGTGTTATCTATAATCTATGAAATATATTGACAAAACGAACGAGGCATGATATAATGTATAGTCAATTAGGGAGATGTCGAGATGTCTGAATTAAAGTTAACTGACGGTGTCGGCTTAGCTGAATGTAATGAATGTCCGTTGAACAATTCATCGCAAGTCTTATCTCATTTAGTCAATAAAGAAATAGTTGATATTTTGGTAATCGGTCAATGTTATTCGTCAGATACAGAAGTGTTGACTGATGTTGGATGGAAGTTGTTTAAAGATTTGAATAGAACAGAACGCATTGCTACTCTAAATCCACAAAATAATGTAATTTCATATCATCAACCAATTAAATATTTAGAGTTTAATTATGAAGGTAAGATGTACAACATTCGTAGTAATTACATCGATTTGTTAGTTACTCCTGATCATAATGTTCTTGTCAATAGACGCGCATTTCCGAGTCAAGAGATAAAAAGTAGAACTGAATTTGTGAAAGCAAGAGATTTTAACTTTCATACGCATCGAATATTGAGAAATGGTGTGTGGCTTGGTCAATCTGAATTGAAATTTACGTTGCCATCAATAGATATTGCTTATGCAGTATTTGGTAAAAATAAACGTATTGACGTTGTCAATGAAATCGATATCAATATTGATGATTGGTTAGCTTTTTTTGGGTTCTGGATTGCTGAGGGTTGGACATATAGGAGAAAACATAAAAATTATTCAAATTCATTTGCGTACTATGTTGGTGTAGGTCAGAATGACAATAAAAAATGCGATGAATTTGAAGTCTTACTTAAGCGACTTCCATTTAAATATAAGAAAAAAATTGACAGGGCTGGGTTTGTTAGATTTTTTATATATAATAAACAATTGTATAGTTATCTTGAACAGTTTGGTAAATGTTATAACAAACATATACCAAATTGGATAAAGTTTCTGTCAACTGATAAATTAAAGATATTGTTTGACTGGATGATGAAAGGCGACGGAAATGTTCATCGAGGATGTTTGTTTTACACAACCACAAGTAAACAGTTAGCTGATGATGTACAGGAAATTGCTTTAAAATTAGGTTTATCTGCTATTGTGCGTTTACGTAAACGTGATTCTAAGTATATAAAAGATAATAAATGTTACGATTCGTCTAAATGGCGATCAGTTTATCAAATATCAATAATAAGAAAGGTTAGTCCGTCTTCATTTAAGAAAGCACCGGTGTTAATAGACTATTTTGATAAAGTTTATTGTGTTGAAGTTCCAAATCACGTAATTTACGTTCGTAGAAATGGCAGAGCCTGTTGGTGTGGAAATTCACCTGGTTTAGACGAAGTGAAGCAGGGCAGACCGTTTATTGGGCGTTCTGGTAATCTAATCAATCCGGTGTTGAACAAGTATTCGTATGGCGTTGCTTACATCAATGTAATCAATTGTCGCCCGTTAGACGCAGACACGCAGAAAGACAGACAACCGCTTACAGCAGAAGTAAAGTGTTGCAGACCACGTTTCGATTCAGACTTCGATTACGTATTAGTCAATTATCATCCGAAGATAATTGTAGTACTTGGCGCCTTCGCGAAGAAAGAGATGCAACGATTGATGAAGACGAGAGAGTTCAAGATGCCGATTTACTTTACCGAACATCCTGCTTACATTCTCCGCAACGAACACCTGAAACCGCGATACATTACTGGATTGCATAATAATCTAAAATCTGTGTTTGGAAACGACGAATCAGAGATAGTTAATTCGTTTATATCATACACTGACGACGTGCGTCTTCAATTCATGGAGGATGTTAACTCGTCAATACGCGTTGGTGTTGATATTGAAACTAACAGTCTTAATATGTTTGACCCGACGTTTGTTATTGGTACGGTAGCTGTCAGTTGCGATAAGTGTACATATTTCTTTGATGGTAGACAGAAAGATATTCGAGAGTATGACGCGTTGATAGACGTGTTGAAGAACGAGAGGGTGCAGAAAATATTTGCCGATATTATGTTCGACGTGGTGTCGTTTGAACAGTACGATATCAAGGTGAACAATTACACTGATTTGTTTCCGTTGGCGTACATTCACGACAACACGTTTCAGGAATATTCGTTGGCAGCAATAACTATGCGTTATCTACCTGAGTTGGCTGGCTATAAGGCGAAATTTCAGTCAACTGTATCTCCCGATAAATATCTCGAGGCTCCTACTTCAGAGTTGCGTATATATAATTCAATGGATGCATACGCCACCAAAACTCTATATAACTATATATACGAACGCATTGAGCCGAATTCCAAGAGGATATTCGAGAGAATAACGTTGAGAATGTTGCCAATGATTGTGATGATGAAAGTCGTTGGTATGAAGGTTGATATAGACTTGTTGGAACAATACGAGAAATTGTTTCAAAATCGATTTGTAGAGTTGTCTAAGTTTTTCACTGATAAGTGGGGCATTACGAACATTAACTCTACTCTGCAGATTAAGAAATGGTTGTTTGAGACTCTTAAATTGAAACCAGTAAAGTTCAACGAGATTACAGCAACGCAGAGAGCTAAGGGAGCTACTAAGGGAAGTCCGTCTACTGATAAAGAGGTGCTTGAGATATATGCCGCAGAAGTACCTGAGACGAGAGCACTTTATGAGGCACGCAGAGTAGCTAACGTTCTTAACTACTTTCTTGCGTCAATCAAAAATAACACTGATTTTAACGACATCATTCATCCGAATCTAAAACATTATGGCATCTCCAGTTATCGTCTGTCTTGTTCGTCTCCTAATCTTCAAGGCATACCGCGAGATGAGACTAAGATTGAGTTTCTCGATAAATATCCGTTGCGGCGTCTATTCAGAGCAAGATACTCTGATTCCAGTATCTTAGAGTTTGACTTCTCTCAGCAGGAAGTTCGCATAGTTGCTGAGTTGGCTCGCGATGAGAAATTGTTGGATGCGTTTGCTAAGGGGAAAGACGTTCACGCATTCGTTGGTTCTATTGTATTTGACAAACCGATTAATGAGATAACTAAACTCGAAAGGCAGATAGCTAAGGGTTGCGTGTTTGGTGCAATATTCGGCGCGTCTTATAAAGAAATGTCAATCAGACTGCATATACCAGAGAAACAGGCACGTGCTTATCTAACCAAATTCTTTGCGTTATTCAGTAGCATAGACAGTTTCATCAAGAGACAACATCGTATAGTTTTAGAGAGAGGAGTAATAACTACAATACTTGGTAGACCGCGCAGATTTATTATGAGTTCTGATAATATTGAGGAGGTGAAACGAGAAGCAGGAAATCACGTCATTCAAGCCGTTGCGGTTGATATCACTTTTCTTTCTCTGATTAGAATTTACGAGAAACTGCGAACTGATAATATGTTAGGAACATACGTGATTCCAATGAATACAGTACACGACTCGATATTGTTTGACGTGCGTCAGTCTGCAGTAGAATATGCAAATACAGAGATAACAGCTATTATGTCTGGTGTTCCGAAAGCGTTAGGTTTTAATGTAGTATATCCAGTAGAGGTCAAACAGGGCCGTCGCTGGGATGAAAAGATGAAAGGGGTGTAATTATGCAAGAAGGCAAGCTGAATTTTCTTATTGGTATTTCGTTTGGGAGTGAAGGTAAAGGGAACGTGGCTGCGTATTTGGGAGAGCGAAACAAACTTGACTTGTGTATATCGAATAACAGTCCCAATGCGGGACACTGTTTCAAAGAGAATGGCGGTGTTGGAGAATCACATATAATTAAGATGTTGCCAGTTTCTGGAATCGTGAACAAAGAGTCAAACATACTCTTAGGTTCAGGTTCTGTGATTAATTTAGATAGATTGCTCGAGGAGATCAAGACGTACGACGTCGGTAATCGTCTACTTATCTCCGCTACTGCTCCAGTTGTCAACAAAGAGTGCATTGCATACGAAGAAGAACATCTGCGTTATATATCTTCCACGTTTCAGGGAACAGGCGCCGCGATAGGTTTCAAAGCAATGCGTTCACCCAAGATTAAATTGGTGAAGGATTATCCAGAATTAGATAAATACTGTCACAAGCATATAGCCGACATCATATTGAATAGAATTGATAAATGTGGCTATACAGGTCTGGTCGAGATTTGTCAGGGATACGGTTTATCAGTTGATAGCGAGATGTATCCGTTTACTACATCTCGTCCAGTGAACGTTGGGCAGGCTCTTGCATATCTGGATGTTCCTCCAAGCATTGTTGGCGATGTCATTGGCATTGCTAGGACATACATTATCAGAGTTGGTAATGTTCCCGATGGCTATTCTGGTGATACGTTCTTCGACTCAAAAGAATTGTCGTGGGATGAGATGTCTAAGAAGTTAGGTTACAATGTGTTGGAAAAAACTACCGTCACAAAAAGAGTACGGAGAGTATTCTCTTTCTCGAAATATTTATTTGAACAAGCAGTAAGACGAAATGGAGTAAACGTATTGTTTCTTACGTTTACTGACTACTTGATTGGCCGAGAACGTCAAGAGTTTATTGATTATCTGACGTCGTCGAAATTCTCATTCAAAGAGATTTATTTTGTGAATGGGTACGGAAACTACGATTCTATGATAGAGAAGATAAAATGAGTAACTATCTGTATCACAAGGAATACCGTCGAAGAAATGCGTCAAACATAGCGAAAATGAAACACCAGTGGTATTTAAGAAACAAGAAACACGTCAGAGAGTACCAAGATTCTTATAAAGAAGAACATCCTGAGAAGGTGCGTAACTACAAATTAGATTGGAACAGAAAGAACAAAGATAAGAAAAGAGCGAGTGCTAGAAAATATTATGAGAATAACACAGAAAAGATGAGACATTTTCATCCTGTAAGTCGAAGTAGTGAATATGAAGGTAAAGATATCAATGAACGTACTAATCTTGGTGTTGCTCATGGTGATAGAAGCAAAGAGAAATGCAATAACATAAAGAAAAATAAGACTTTAGATGAGTGGTTTAAATTTGTTGAGAAGGAGATTAAACATGAATCTTAGTGATAATGCAATTAAGGTTCTCCAGAAACGATATTTGACTCGTGATCAGAAGGGTAACATTATAGAGAGTCCAGAACAAATGTTTACTCGAGTTGCCCGTACCATTGCTGGTGCAGAACGTGATGAGTCCGCTATCGAGTATGAGGAGAAGTTCTACAAAATAATGACGAATCTGGAATTTCTGCCAAATACTCCAACATTAATCAACGCAGGAAAAGATTTGGGACAACTATCGGCATGTTTTGTTCTTCCTATCGATGATAGTATGGATAGTATATTTACCACACTTCGAGATGCCGCTCTCGTTCAGAAGTCTGGTGGCGGGTGCGGGTTTAATTTCTCGAATATACGACCTATCAATGATACAGTGAAGTCTACGAATAAATGTGCAGGTGGACCCATTCAG